AATAAAACCCAGCGACCGGAGGAAGCAACCGGTGGGCGTAAATTACATAGCTGCCAGCTAGAGTCAACCACTAAAGTTATTGACTCTAGCTGGGGGATTTGCTAAACAGGCCTCGAAATCTACAGAGAGGCTGCCATGACAGAAGAACCCAGCGAACCGCTATTCATGCATAATGAGCCGGGACCTCGGTTCGCGATTAAAACTCTTGCACATGCGCTTTGTAGTGCGGGTGTGCCTTACTCCACATCGCATGCCCGCGTTGCAGGATACGCTAAGAAAAATCTGATTTATGTTCGCGAAAAGGGTGTCGCCACTCAGCCGAACATGTACGCAGCAAGCGACATGGCGGCTGCTCTGTTGCTCTCATCACTCCAAGACCTCGGCATAGCAGATCAGGAAGTGCATCAGGTGGCATCGCTTGCCTGTTATGCCTGGACCGAATCGGCTCCTGAGGGGGCAAGCGTGCACCCCATACACCATGTCCTCCACGCTGCGCAGCACGGCCACTCTACGGTGTTTAACCTGGATGTTTTCCGCAACCTCGAAACAAACGAACGGCATTTTCGGGCGTATTTCTCCAACGCGTCGCAGATGGAGCCGATTGGCGATCCGATTGAGGTTCCCCCCTCGTGGGTGCCAATGGCCGGTGTTGTTGTGGTGCTTGATAACCATCTTCAGCCGGTTCTTAGAGCGGTACACGATGCTACTTACGGCCAGCGTAAAAACTGATGAACCTGCTCCGCCGCATCTTAGCGCCTCGCCGAGTTCGCCGCTTCGACGCTGCAGCGGGTGGCCGCCGTTGGGATGCGCGCCCGACCTTTGGTCGAGTCGGTCCTGAAACGCTCGCCGCCTCGGCACCCATCCGTAGTCGTGCGCGCCATTGTTACGCGAACGACCCTTACGCTCGGAACGGTGTCGATGCGTTCGTGACGGCCGCGGTAGGCTTCGGCATCAAATCCGAGTCTGCGCATCCGGATGACGCTATGCGTGGTGCACTTGGCGTATTTTTCGCCCGCTGGAGCGAACGCGCCGATGCGGAAGGGCGGACAACACTCGCCGGACTTCAGCGTGAAATCGTTCGCGCGCTCAAAGTCGACGGTGAAGCCTTCGCGGCGATCGAAAGCGGGCCGGACGGGTTGCCGCGCCTTCGGATCATTCCTGCTGAGCTGGTTGACGAGTCACACACGCGTGATCTCGACGGCGGCGGATACGTGGTTGCTGGCGTCGAATTCAACGCTGCCGGTGAACGTGTCGCCTATCATATTTTCCGAGACCGCCCGACCGATGTTTTTGCGAGTGTCCGGCCCGCCGAACGCATTCCAGCCGATCGCATCCTTCATGTCTTCGAACCGCTTGGCGCGGGTCAGGTCCGCGGCGTCTCGGCGCTGGCGCCGATCCTTTTGCGTCTATCGGAACTCGACCAACTCGAAGACGCGCTTCTGGTAAAAGAGAAGATCAGCGCCATGATGATGGCTTTCCTGGTCGATACGAACGGCACTGCGGCAGACTCACCGTTTGACGGTGAAAGCGCCGGTTCGATCCTTGAGAGCGGCCTCGAACCGGGAACGATGAAATTCCTTCCTTCCGGCTGGGACGTGCGACTTTCTCAGCCGCAGCAAGCGGCGCAATCCGCCGAGTTTCTGGCGCATCAGATCCGCGCTGTTGCGGCTGGCCTTGGCGTTCCGGTTCACCTGGTCGACGGCAACCTCGCACAGGCGAACTATTCCAGTCTTCGCGCCGGTTCTGTCGCTTTCCGTCAACGCGTGGAAGCCTTGCAATGGACCGTGCTCGCGCCGCAATTCCTCGCGCCCGTTTGGGAGGCCGTAATAACGGCCGGTGTCCTGTCCGGCCGCCTCGATGCGCCCGACTTTGAAAGTGCGACGGGCGATTATCTGGCGTGTGAGCACTTCCCGCCGCCGCTTCCTTGGGTCGACCCGAAAAAAGATATCGAAGCCGAAGATCTCGCGATCAAGGCGGGCCTGAAATCACGCCGCCAGGCCGTCGCAGAGCGCGGCTATTCGGTCGAAGCCCTGGATCGCGAGCGCGCCGCAGATGCGAAGCGCGAACGTGATCTTGAACTCACCGCAGAGGAGGCAAAAGCCAATGCGACGGAATAAGCAAGAGCAGGATGCAAGGGCTTTCCTGGACTCGGAAATGAACCAAATCCTCGCGCTTGGTTCTCAGCCGCCTAAAATTCGAAACGCCGTGTTCGCCGTGGAGCGCGCACACGACGCGCTCGCGCTGCTTGCAGCGAAAGGCGTCGAAGTCGCGCCGCGTGTCCTTTCGGCCCGCCGTGGTGAAACCGAAGTTCGGGCAACCGAAGAAGGCGGCGGTTTCTGGCACTTCGAAATATGGGCGTCAGGCAAGCTCCAGACCGAGTTTCGGGGGCGCCGTGCATGATCGCTGAACTTGCGACCCGCCGCGCGACCCTCTCGCCGCAATCCCTGGACAGGGAAGCGGGAACTGTAGAGGTGACGCTTTCAACAGGCGCCGCCGTTCGACGGTCTGGTTATGTCGAGCGCCTCGCAGTGACACGCGAAGCGGTGACGCTCGCACCGCGAATTCCGCTTTTGGATAGCCACCGCCAAGGCTCGATTTCGGACATCAAAGGCCGTGTCGGGAACGTGCGTTTTGAAGCTGGGTCCATCGTCGCAACCCTTCACATTTCCGATCCGGCGGCCCTGGACGCTATCGAGCGCGGCGACGTGACCGGCGTTTCGATCGGCTACCGCGTCGACGCCTGGAAAGACACCCGCAGCGCCAATGGCGAGCGTGTGCGGGAAGCCGCCAACTGGACGCTCGTCGAAGCGAGTCTCGTTGCTGTCCCTGCCGATCCCGAAGCCCTCATAAGGAGTCAGATCATGACCGAAGCCACGGCGCAAACCGCCGATAATCCTGCACCGGCGAACGCCGAGGCGACTGAAACTCGCGCAGCGATCCGCGAAATCGCCAAGCGTGCAAATTTGCCTGCAGAATGGGCGGATATGCAAATTGACACCGGCGCTGATATCATCGCCGTTCGCGCTGCCGCGTTCGAAGAGATGGCGAAGCGTTCGCCCGCGCCGATCCGGACGGCGACCGTGGGAATCTCAAATGAAGATCCTTCAGTTATCCGCCGCCGCCAAGCCGAAGCCCTGGCTTCTCGTATGACTGGCGCGGCGCCGAGCGATGAAGCGCGCCCGTTTATGCACATGGGCATTCATGACCTTGCACGCGATCATCTGCAGCGATCTGGCGTCGCCGCCGTCATGTCCTTATCGCACGAAGACCTTCTGTCGCGCGCCATGCACGGGACATCTGACTTTTCAGCGCTTCTAACGGAGTCTGGAAACCGGGTGCTCGCGCAAGCCTACCAGGCGGCACAATCGCCGATGAAGAGGATCGCCGCGCAAAAAACCGCCGCTGATTTCCGCCCGCTTTCGACTCTTCGTCTTGGCGAAGCCGGGAAGCTCGAAAAGGTTGGCGAGAACGGTGAAATCACGTCAACGACCATGGGTGAGGCGAAGGAAAGCTATGCGCTGGAAACCTTCGGCCGCATGTTTTCCCTGTCTCGCAAGGCCCTTGTGAACGATGATCTCTCGGCATTCGGCCGCTGGGCTCAGATTATGGGCCAGGCGGCGGCGGAAACCGAAGCTGATATTCTCGTTTCATTGTTGACCCAATCGAATGGCGCCGGCCCGGTTCTGCAAGACGGGAAGCGCCTTTTTCATGCCGATCACGGGAACCTCGCCGGAACCGGGCTCACAGCCCCTTCTGAAGACGCACTTAGCGCCGCGCGCCTGGCCATGCGCCTGCTGAAAGGGCTGGACGGGAAGTCGCCGATTTCTGTGACGCCGCGCTTTCTGCTTGTTCATCCGAATAATGAAACCCTGGCAGAAAAGCTGCTCACTACAATTCAGGCGAACACATCCGAGGATGTGAACCCGTTTGGCGGAAAGCTCGAGCTTCTGGTCGAACCCCGCCTTCCAGCTTCCAGCTGGTACGTGTTCGCGGATCCGGGACAGGCACCCGTTCTTGAGTACGCGTACTTGTCGAGCGCTCCAGGCCCGCAAATGGCCAGTCGCGACGGTTGGGAAGTTCTGGGTCGCGAGTTCCGGGTCTATCTGGACTTTGGCGCCGGCGCCACCGATCACCGTGGCGCATACCGCAACCCGGGCGCCTAAGACATGGCAAGCCCGCTCGCCTCTCTGATCGCATGGCGTGATCAACTCATATCGGCTCGCGCAAGCGGCGCACGCCGGGTGAGGGACTCGAACGGCGAAGAAATCGAGTACCGCAGTGTTCGAGAACTCACCGCAGCGATCGCCGCTCTTGAACGAGAAATAGAAAAGGTGAGCGGGCGCGCCGCCCCGAAAACCATCGTATTCAAAACCTCGAAAGGCCTCTGAGATGAAAAACTACATCCAGCCCGGAAGCGTCCTGACCATTCCCGCCCCGGCGGCCGTGTCTTCAGGCGGCGTTGTTATCACCGGCGCCCTGAAGGGTATCGCGGCCGGTGACGCCGCTATTGGCGCTTCGCTCGACGTGGCCACCGAAGGCGTGTTCGAATTAGCCAAGGTGGCGGCGAACGAATTCGCCGTTGGTGACACGGTCTATTGGGACACTTCCGCCGAGCTCGCGACTTCGGTTTCGACCGATAACACCGAGCTCGGCTATGCCGTCGCTGCTGCTAGTGACGGCGCGGCTTCGGTTCGGGTGAATATCCGCTAGGAGTTCGACGCGTGGGTCGGTCCGCCTCTACGTTCAAACAGACAGATGTAGTGCGCGCCGTTAAGGCGGCGCAGGCGGCCGGCTTGCAGGTGAAGGCAACAGTGATCGGGCCGGATGGATCTATTCGCCTTGAGCACGTCGCCGAGCCGCGGGACAGTAACGAATCCCCGTACGAGGTGTGGAAGGCGAAACGAGATGCACGTTCGACTTAAAGGACTGAACCGGGTCCGTAAGAAGCTCGCCGATGGCCAGACTGTCGAATACTTCTACGCGTGGAAAGGTGGCCCACGTTTGC